TTTTTATATATTTATTATATATGAGAACTATTAATTTTAACTAAATGTCAATCCATTATTTTGATCAAATGTCAATTGTAATTGTTGTGATATATTATAAGTTAAATAAACCAAATCGCATTGAATTTGTAAACCACTTTCATATTGTGAAATTAAAACATTATTAACTTGTAATCTAGGATCATAATTTATTATAGTTTCAACATCCATTAAAATTATATTTTTTAATTGTGGTGTTAATTGTTCATATAATAAATCCCAAATCACTGTTCCAAATGCCGGATTCATCAATCTCTCACCTTTTCTGATATGAAACTGATTAATAAAATCTTGTTTGATTAATTCAAAATCATATAATTTAAAATTTTCAGAATTGGTATTAACTGAACTAAAACCACTATACATTCGTTCAGTTATTTGTGTTTTATTATTAACTTG